GACACCGAAAACGATTACAACAAATACGATGTGCAGTATTATAAAGACAAGTTCATCAAACTTGTGGTCGAAGAAAAGCGGGATTACCAGATGTTCGAGACACTGGTTGATCGTTTATACAATGTAGGAGTCCATGATGTAAAGGTTGTAGAGACTCTAGTACATGATAATGATACAGATGATGTAGATTTAGAAACTAAGGATACATTAACATTACTTAATGAATACATTGATGAAGTTGAGATGACCGTAGATAAATCAGATCTAAAGAACCTTATGCATTCCCTATATATTGAGAGTTGCGAGGCGGCCTAACATGTATATCGTGACACTATTAGATAAACCAGAAGGAGTTTATTCTGTCTATGATGATTCTGATCATAGAGTGGTTCCTATTTTTCAAGAAGAAGATGATGCTGAAAGATATCTCACAATGTTAAATGCTCAAACTGATAATCCAGAGATGGAGATGCAGGAGATTGATGGACAAGAGATGATTAATGCATGTCAACAAAGAGGACAAAGATTTTTAATTGTTACACCAGATGATTTTTTGATACCACCTGAAGATAGAGTATGATTATTTTTAAAAAGGTTCGTTGGAAGAATCTTCTAAGTACAGGTAATGTGTTTAGTGAGGTTGATCTCCAAGGGGCGCGAACAAATTTAATAGTAGGCACTAACGGTGCTGGCAAGTCAACCATCTTAGATGCGTTGACCTTTTCTCTCTTTGGGAAACCATTTAGAAAGATCAATAAAGGTATGCTTGTCAATAGTGTCAATGATAAAGATTGCATGACAGAGGTTGAGTTTTCTATTGGTAAGTTAGACTATAAAGTTATTCGTGGTATCAAACCTAATAAGTTTGAGATCTATTGTAATGGTAAGATATTTAATCAAGAGTCAACGGTAGCAGAACAGCAAAAGAATTTAGAAAAAAATATATTAAAGTTAAACTATAAATCTTTTACACAGATTGTAGTGTTAGGATCTAGTACTTTCGTTCCTTTTATGCGTCTTCCTACTACACAACGTAGAGAGATCATAGAAGATATACTAGACATTCAAGTATTTTCCACAATGAATCTACTTCTCAGGGATAAAACTAGAGAGAATAATGAAGAAATAAAAGAGATTGATTATCAATTTCACCTAGTAGAAGAGAAGATAGAATTACAGAAGCAACATATGCTTACTTTAGAGAAGAGAAATAAAGAAGAGATAGACAAAAAGAAAGAAAAGATTAAGGAGTTAAAAGATAATGAACATGAAAGTACAGAAAATATTCACAATATCACAGAAGAAGTTAAGGATCTCTCCAAAGAGATGGAAGATTATTCTAAAAGCTCTAGCAAACTTAAGAAATTAAATACAATATTAATAAAGTTAAACACAAAATTAAAGAATTGTAAGAAGGAGCATGAGTTCTTTGAGAAGAATCATGTGTGTCCTACCTGCACTCAGGATTTATCTGATGAGTTTAGAGAAGTGATGATAGAGAATGGCAAGTCTAAACTTGAGGAAATGCATAGTGGGTACGAGGAACTGACTACAGCAATTGAATCTGAAGAGAAGAGGAGTGAAAGATTTCTTGAGTTATCACAACAAGTTACTGAAAGGAATACTACAATAACAAATATCAATTATCAATTAATGACTATTAGAAATAGTATTAATGATATAGATAATGATATTAAAGATCTTGAAGGATCCAATCCAGATAAAAAAGCAGAGTTTGTTAAACTAGAAGGTCTTGTCAAAGATAAGAAAGATCTATCAAAGCAACAGGCCACAGTTAAAAAAGATAGAGATGTTATTCTAGTAGCAGGACAACTCCTTAAGGATAATGGTATTAAGACCAGAATCATTAAGACTTATCTTCCTACAATGAATAAGTTAATTAACAATTTCTTACAAAGTATGGATTTTTATGTTAACTTTACATTAGACGAGAACTTTGAGGAAATAATTAAGAGTAGATACAGAGATGTATTTACATACGATAGTTTCAGTGAAGGAGAAAAGTCTCGTATTGATATAGCACTTTTGCTTACTTGGCGTAGCATTGCTAAGCTTAAGAATAGTGTTGACACTAACTTACTTATCCTAGATGAAATCTTTGACGGTTCGCTTGACCAATCTGGTTCTTCTGATCTTGGTTGGATCCTACGTAATTTCGATGATAATACAAGTGTATTTGTGATCTCTCATAAGGAGGCCATGAATGATAAATTTGATAGAACCATTACTGCTGAGAAGGAAAAGAATTTTTCTATCCTTAAGGAGACAGTTAACGAAGTGACACACTCACTGGTTGGTTGACCAATTTCTTTGTTATGATGTGTACATCACAAAGAAACCCCAATGCAACAGAACGAAGTTAAAGGAAATCTTGCGAAGTTATTAGCAACAGAAAATCTCGTAGTAGAACACAGACAGTGTGAGACAGCACAGTTTGACGTAGATCGTCGCGTACTTACATTACCACTATGGGATCTAGCAACTAAAGATGTTTATGATTTATTGGTTGGACATGAAGTAGGACATGCTTTGTTCACTCCAAATAGAGACTGGAGAGCAGATGTAGATTGCTCTATGGACTACGTTAATATCGTAGAGGATGCTCGTATCGAGAAATTGATGAAGCGTAAGTATCCTGGCCTTAGAAAGAGTTTCGCAAAGGGATACACAGAATTAAATGATCAGGATTTCTTTGGTATAGAAGGTAAAGATCTTGAGAACTATAATCTTATTGATCGTATCAATCTTCATTTTAAAGCAGGTGCAAATGCTCTCATTCCATTTGAAAATGATGAGTTGGAATTTGTAGATGCTGTTGATAATGTTGAGACTTTTGATGAGGTTCTAGAGGTTGCAAAGAGAATATATGATTGGCAGAATGCTAAGGATAAAGAAGCACAGGAAGATGCAGAAGAATTGTTAAATGATGTAGAGATTGCTGCTAATGAAGCAGGTGGAAATAAGTCTGTAGATGATATGACAGATGAGGAGTTGTTAGAAGAATTAGAAGAAGAATCAAATGCACAAGAAGATCCTGCTCAATTAGATACACCTAGTTACGAAGAAGGTGGAGATGCTAGTTCACCCAATGCACAACCAGAACAAGGTCAAGGTACTAAAGGTGGTAGAGAAGCTAGTACAGGTGAGTCAGAAACTCAGAGAGCATTTGATCAATTAGCAAAAGAACTTTCTCGTCCTAATCGTCAGGTAATGGATATCAATTACATTGAGATTCCTGATAAAGTAAACTTAGATACATATGTTACTGACTGGTCTGATGTTCATGATTGGATAGATGAACAACGTCAAGGTTATATTAAATCAGTTGGTGAACGTAATGAAATGTCAGATTTTTTCCCTTACAAGAGTTCAGATGAAGAGTTCAGAGCATTCAGAAAAGCATCCAATAAGGAAGTCAATTACCTTGTTAAGGAGTTTGAGTCTAGGAAATCAGCTGACGCTTATGCTCGTGCTGGTACAAGTCGCACTGGGGTTCTCAATACAACGAAGCTTCATGAATATAAATTCAATGAAGATATTTTCAAGAAGATAACTGTTCTTCCAGATGGAAAGAATCATGGTATGATTTTCCTTTTAGATTGGTCTGGATCAATGGCAAATGAGATTCTTGCAACTGTAAAGCAATTGATTAATCTTACATCATTCTGTAAGAAGGTTCAGATTCCATTTGAAGTATATTCTTTCACTAATGATTGGTTCATAGCAAAGAATTCAATTGCTAGTGGTGAACCAGTAGATCCTTATGGTAGTAGTTGGAATGGTAACTATGGTTACGATTATCCTTCACTTGAAGCAGATAAGGTATACTTAGATGAGAGAACATTTGATTTAGTAAATGTAATTTCTTCTAGATCTAATGCTAAAGATTATGAACGTATGTGTTTGAATGTTTTCAGAGAAGCATACTGCTATCGTAATCGCACTCATTACCAACCTACTCCTGGTATGGGTTTATCTGGTACACCATTGAATGAAGCAGTAGTATTATTGAATTATTTGATCCCAGATTTTAGGAGAAAGAATGATGTTCAAAAAGTTAATGTATGTATATTAACTGATGGTGAATCAGCATCTGCTGGTTATGGTAGAAAGGTTCGTCGGGATTATGAAGAGGAGTTTGATGTTAGACCTGGCCGTGTAGATTATAATACTTGCTTACGTGATCGTAAGACTGGTAGAGTTTACAAGCCATTCAATGGAAATTGGTCTCAGGTTACAACAACTTTCATAGAACAAGTTCAAGATCGTTTTCCAGAAGTTTCAGTTATTGGATTCCGTGTTCTTTCATCAAGAGACCTATCAAGTTTTGTTGGTAGATATGGAACTATGGAAACATCTTACGAAGAAGTTCAGAAGCAATGGAGAAAGGAAAAGTCAGCGATCATTCCAAATCCTATGAGTTTTACTGCTCTCTATGCTATTGCTAATACTGGATTAGATGAAGAACCTGAGTTTGAAGTTAAGGAAGGTGCTAAGAAAGGTGAAATCACTAGAGCATTTAAGAAAATGCTTAAGCAGAAATCATCTAACAAAAAGTTACTATCATCCTTTATAGGACACATAGCTTAACCAGTTGGGGAAGTGTCCACAACTTCCCCATTTCCCCAAACAATCCCTTATACTATATTCATACAAACAAAAAAAGAAATGCCATTCCAAGCGAAATTTACAAATGAAGATCTACTAGCATACTTTCAACAGTATGGTGAGGATATAACTAGTGATCATATCAAAGGTGCTGCTGCACACTTTCAAGTTCAGCGTCAAAGTCTGACTAAGAGAATGGGTAAACTACCTCAGTTAGTAAAGGTATCTCGTGGCAAATGGAACCTTACTGTAGAGGAAGCAAGAGAAGTTTTTGAGAAGCAAGCAAAAGCTCCTGCTGTTGAACCTGTTGTTCAAGATAGAAATCTTATCCCTGATAAGGATCCGAACTATGTTCCTTTTGGTAACTTCTCTGATGTAAAGAGAATTATCAATTCTAATATGTTCTATCCTACATTCATTACTGGACTCTCTGGTAATGGTAAGACACTTAGTGTAGAGCAAGCATGTGCTCAACTAGGTAGAGAATTGATTCGTGTAAACATTACTATTGAAACTGATGAAGATGATCTTATTGGTGGGTTCCGTCTTGTTGATGGGTCAACTGTTTGGCATAACGGACCTGTCGTGGAGGCACTCGAAAGAGGAGCTATCCTGCTACTCGATGAAGTTGACTTGGCGAGTAACAAGATACTCTGCTTACAATCCATTCTTGAAGGCAAAGGTGTGTTCTTGAAAAAGATTGGTAAGTATGTACGTAGGCACTCAGGTTTTAATGTTATCGCAACTGCTAACACTAAAGGTAAGGGATCTGAGGATGGTAGATTCATCGGTACTAATGTATTGAATGAAGCATTCCTTGAGAGATTTGCTTTAACCTTTGAGCAGGATTATCCAACTCCTAAGACTGAGCAGAGAATCCTTGAGAAGGTTGCTGCTAACCTAGGTGTGCTTGATGAGAAGTTCTGTGAGAACCTTGCTAACTGGTCTGATATAATTCGTAAGACTTTCAAGGACGGTGGTATAGATGAAGTTATTAGTACTCGTCGTCTAGTTCATGTTATCCGTGCCTTCGCTATATGGCAGGATCGTCTTAAAGCGATCAAGGTTTGTGTAAATAGATTTGATGAGGAAACTAAACAGTCATTCATCGAGTTATATGATAAGATAGATGCAGAAGTAGAAACGGAGGAATCCAATGACGAGTAAAAATGGATACCTAGGCCATCTTGTTACACTTACTGACGGTAGGTATGCAAGAATAATAGAAGGAGTTGGCACTCCTTCTAGTGCTGTTCACAAGATTCGTATGGTGGACCTTGACGGAAACGACATAGAGTGCTATCATGATAAGATACAATACGTATGGAATCCGTGAAATACAACGAAGATGAACTCATAAAAGAGGTTCATGATTACATTAGTAATACATACCGAGGTCATTATTCTGTCGGAAACGTTCAGACTCTTGACCTCATTGATTCTGTAGGAGATGCAGAAGCATTTTGCAGAAGTAATGTGCTAAAATACGCATCACGCTATGATCGTAAAGGATCAGCACGTAAAGATATTATTAAGATAATACACTACGGCCTACTTTTACTCCACTTTAATGACAAGGCTGCAAAAGCAGATGCTCTATCAAGTGGATCTACATCCTTCACCGTTGATTATGACAAGTAAATGACAGTAACATTATCAAGAACAACATTAGATGTCCTCAAGAACTACGCAACGATCAATTCTAGCATCGTCTTTAGGAAGGGGAGTACCCTCAGAACTATTTCAAACGCAGAGAACATTCTCTCTAAGTTCACTAGCGAGGAAATATTTCCTGTGGACTTCGCAATATATGATCTCAGTCAGTTTCTTTCTGGCATCTCTCTGTTTGACAATCCTAAATTGGACTTCGCCAGTGACGACTTTGTTCGCATTGCTGGCTCTGGTAGGTCTGTCAAGTACTATTTTTCTGACCCTGAGATCACCCTTAAGTCAGCACCAGAAAAGAATGTAAACTTTCCAGGTGCAGATATACAATTTAATCTTACAGCAGAAGATTTAATTTCATTGCAGAAAGCATCTGCTGTGTATGATCTTCCTGATATGGCATTCCAATCTAAGGATGGTAAGATTAGATTAGTTCTTAAGGATAAAGAGAATGATACTAGTAATACTTACAAGCAAGATATTGTTGGTGAGTGTACAGGTGATTATTCTTTAGATGTTAAGATTGAGAACATAAGATTATTACCTGGTGATTATAATGTTAAGGTATCTAAGGCATTAATTTCCGAATGGAATAATACCACATTAGATCTTACATATTATATTGCTTTGGAACCAAAATAATGTTGTATAAGGTCTTCTTCACTCCTTTAATTACTTTTAGTTTTTCTAAACATAGCAAGTATAATTTTGCTGATGTTGAGAAAAGTGATAGAAGACCATATGGATGGACAACATCTATTAATTCTAGTTTTCCTAATATTAAAGATGATGATCCAGTTGTCTCTCCTGAAATTAGAGATAACCTCATGGCAGATTTAAAAGAAGAGATGGTTGAAAACTTTCGGGAAATGAAAATACCTGATAAGTTTAAGTATGAAAACTTCTGGTATAATATCTACCATGATACACAGGGACAAGAACCACATTCACATTTGAATGGTTGTTTAGCTAAGCCTCCTTATTGGTGTGGAATATACTATAATAAGAGAGCAAGTCCAACAACTTTTATACGTCCTGATCATAATAACAGGGTGCATAAGTTTCCTCATAAAAGCGATTTCTTTCAAAATTATTTTGCTGATACATTGAGGCCAGATTTGAATGATGGTGATGTGATACTTTTCCCACCGTACCTAGAGCATTGCGTAGAACCATCTACTAGTGCTACAATGAGAATGACATTTTCCTTTAATTTGGTTTTAGATAATGAGCAAAGAATTTCTATGGGTTGAGAAGTACCGTCCTAGTACAGTAAAGGATTGTATTTTGCCTGATAGTATTAAGGGTGTGTTTCAAGGATTTGTAGAACAGAAAGAACTTCCTAACTTATTACTTACAGGTTCTGCTGGTGTTGGTAAAACTACCATTGCCAAAGCTCTATGTGATGAGATAGGAGCATCCTACATTATGATCAATGGATCTGATGAAGGTAGATTTCTTGATACTGTAAGGAACAGAATCAGGCAGTTTGCTTCGACTGTCTCACTCACCTCTGGAGCGTCCCACAAGGTCGTTATTATAGATGAAGCAGACAACACAACCAACGATGTACAACTCTCTCTCAGAAGTGCTGTGGAGGAGTTTCACGGTAATTGTAGGTTTATATTTACTTGCAACTTTATTAATAAGATTATTGAACCATTACACTCTAGGTGTACAGTGGTTGATTTTCGCGTAAAGAATGGACAGAGTGTACAGTTACAAGGTAAATTTTTTGAACGTCTTAGAGGAATATTAAAAACTGAAAATGTACAATTTGAAGACAAAGTTCTGGCTAAACTTATTACTAGGTATTATCCTGACTGGCGTAGGCTTATCAATGAGTGTCAACGCTATTCTGCTAATGGAGCCATTGACTCAGCTATTCTCGTGGATGTTGCTGACGTTAATCTTGATACTCTTGTTTCGGCATTAGCAAAGAAAGAATTTACTACAGTTAAGAACTGGGTAGTACAGCACATGGACAATGATCCTAGTAGTGTAATGAGAAAGATCTATGATAGTTTGTATGGTGTATTGAAACCATCTTCTATTCCAGAAGCAGTTCTAATCATGGCCAAGTATATGAGGGACATTACTATTGTCCCAGATCAAGAGATCAACATGCTTGCATGCTTAACAGAAATTATGATGAGTTGCGAATTTCGTTAAAGTGTGCTAAATTATAGTACAGATACCAGGTGGTACAAATGACTGAACTCAAGAGACCAAATCCTTATCATGGCAACAACACTAAAATCACTGAAGACACCACTCAGGTATCCAGGAGGGAAGAGCAGAGCAGTAGTAAAGCTATTCCAGTACCTCCCAGACCTTTCCCAGGTAAAAGAATTTAGAGAACCTTTTATAGGTGGTGGATCAGTAGCACTAGAAATTACAAAGAGGTATCCTAACATGGATGTATGGGTCAATGATCTATACGAACCTCTGTATAATTTCTGGTGCGAATTACAACATAGTGGTCAGGATCTTCAAGATGCTATTTTCTCTAAGAAGAATCATTATCCTGATCCAGATACTGCAAGAAAATTATTTAATGAATCTAAGGAGAATGTAAATGACAAAGAGCTTTCAAATTTTGATCGTGCTGTGGCTTTCTATATTGTCAACAAGTGTAGTTTTTCTGGCCTCACTGAATCTTCGTCATTCTCAGGGCAAGCATCACAGTCTAATTTCTCGTATAGTGGAATTGAGAGACTCTCTGAGTACAGTGAACTCATTGAAGGATGGACAATAACAAATCTTTCTTATGAAAGAATGTTGTGGGATAAGAAAGATGTATTCATTTATCTTGATCCACCATATGATATTAAAGATAATCTTTATGGTAGAAAGGGAGGTATGCATAAGCACTTCGACCATGATGAGTTTGCTTCAACTTGTGACACCTTCACATCTCCTATGATGATCTCATATAATAGTTCTCAACTTGTTAAGGATCGTTTCAAGGAGTGGACAGTTGCGGAATTTGCACACACTTACACCATGAGGTCTGTGGGATGCTATAATATAGATCAAGCAGCAAGGAAGGAATTAGTCCTATTAAATTATGAAGTGCGAAGTTAAACTATTTGTGTCAGGAACAGTCTTCACAGAGACAGTACAGGCACGTAACTATGCAGAGGCCAGACAGGTTGCTCTTGCTAGAAATCCTAACGCAAGAGTTGTCAGTGTTAATGCAGTTTTTACATGATGGAATTTTGGAGGATTTGGAAGTATGCCTTGGGAAGTTTCGAGGATACTAAGACTGCAAGATATGATAATGCGGTATGTATTATTAGGAGTACTATTCTTCTTACTTATCTTGTTACTAACTGTTTTATTACTGCTGGTGTGATACGCCACTGGAACAATGTACCAACTAAAAGATTACCTTTACAGCATCAACCAATCCAAGAAGAATATATTGGATGAGGATCTTGATGCAGAGAAAAAGTATCCAGCATATGTGGTGAACAGATGTCTTTCATCTTTCACTGATACAGTACTTTTGTCTAATGAAATGAACAAATGTTCTCATTTGCCAAAACGTTTACAATATGATTTCTTACTAAATAGTGTGAAACCTAGGAAGAGATTCTCTCCTTGGACTAGAAAAGATTCTATTGATAACCTTGAAGTAGTTAAAGAGTATTATGGTTATAATGATGATAAGGCTCTGCAAGCACTCAGGATTCTCACCAAGGATCAACTAGATAAAATTGCACATTTGTTAAGGAAAGGTGGAAATGAGCGTCGAAAATGAGATCCAGTGGAAGCAATCTGATATGGTGGAAGTGGTTCTTAATGAACCAGATGACTTTCTAAAAGTCCGTGAAACTCTAACTAGAATTGGTGTAGCTTCTCGCAAGGAAAAGAAGATATATCAATCATGTCATATCTTGCACAAGCAAGGAAAGTATTACATAGTTCATTTTAAAGAACTATTTGCATTGGACGGAAAGAATACTAATCTATCATTGAATGATATTCAGCGTAGGAATAGAATCATTCAATTGCTTTCTGATTGGGGATTAATATCTGTAGTTGATAAATCATTTATATCTGATCTAGCACCTCTTAATCAGATTAAAGTATTAGCATTT